AAAAATGTAAATAAAATTTGGCCATGTGAAATATCCTTTTTAGTTTTGGGTATCATTTAAAACCAATCAATTGAAAGACAAACTGATCAACTGGTTCCAAGACGTCACCGTATGGTTGGCATGGTACCTAATCGTTAGCACCGCCCTTCTGGCGATCTTCATTGTTCCATCTTACATTGCCCAGGTGCTATGCAAGTGACATACACCGATTTAATGTACGAGGCCGAGAACCAAGGCCTTGCACCCGAGGACGTCGCAGGCGACTATCATGAGGTATTTGCTGCATGGGCAGGATTCAAGTCCGTCAATGACATGATGCGCTGGCGGTTGGACGTTGTGGATGCTTACGGCATTGGAGACGTTGACCAATACCCCTACCAACCCGACATGGTTCCAGGATTCAACTGGGAGCCGCTGTACGAGCGAGCAATGGAGCAGGATTTTAACTACTTACACTTTTAATTATGACAACCGTAGAATATATGTACTTGCTAATTAAGCAGTACGGAACCGAAATCCCACAAGAGGAAATTGATAGGGCGATTAAATTCGAGTCGATGCGTATGGATACCGCTTGGAATAATGGAGGTGTAGCAGCACACGAACGAATCAAGAAAATGTTATGATTTACAACGAAGACTGCCTTGAAACAATGAGTCGTATGGCTGACGATTCTGTTGATTTAATAATTACAAGTCCCCCATACAATAAGGGGTATTGGAGTTCCAATAGGAACCTAAGCAATGGATTTAAGACCAAGAGCCGTAGAATTGAATACGATGGATATAACGATTGTATGGAGCCAGTTGAATATCAGAACTGGCAGCGCAAAGTCATAAGCGAATGTTTGCGTATATTAAAACCCTCTGGTAGTTTATTCTACAATCATCAACCTATCCAAAAGAATCACTTGGAAATAAACCCAACATACGTCTATGAGTTTCCACTGAAACAGACTATCATTTGGAATAGAAAGAACACCCCGAAGTTGGACGTTAGCTACTTCTTTCCAATATATGAGTACATTTTCTGGATTAAAAAGTCGAAAGATGCGAGGCCATACTTTAATCGAAAGGGCGCAATAGAAACAAAGAGTATTTGGCCAATTAATCCAGAGAAAAACAACAATCACCCAGCACCCTTCCCAATTAAATTAGTTGAGAATATAATTTTAAGCTGCTCAAAAGAGGGCGACTTGATTTATGACCCATTTGCTGGTAGTGGAACAACTTTACGCTCTGCAATTAATAATAATAGGTTAGCTATTGGGAGTGACGTTGGTGAATCTTATTGTGAAAATTTTAACAAATGAAAGTAATTAAGCTATTAAACGGCACCACCTGGGATCGGGAGACGCTCCTGGATCAAATGCTTGACGATGATTTTTATTACGGCAATCTAGGCCGTTCCGCCCTTTCGTCCAGCGCATGCAAGTTGCTTTTGCAGTCCCCAAAGACCTACCACTATGTGACCAAGTACGGCCAGGAGGACAGTGATGCGTTCACTGTGGGTAAACTTGCGCACGTGATGGTACTGCAACCCGAACTCATGGGGGACTATGAGGTGATTGACGTGCAAAGCAAGAACACGAAGGCGTGGCAGGAAGCAAAAGCAAGAGGCGGTAAAATAATCACGGCAAAGGAATTGAAGGAAGCGCAGCGAATTGCCGATGCTTTGCTGCGGAACGAGCAGGTGATGGGGTACATTCAGGGGTGCAGCTTTGAGGTGCCAGAGATCGGGTATATTGAGGGCCTACCCTTCCGCGCCAAAGCCGACATCTACTCCCCTGGATTCATTGCCGATTTGAAAACCACTAGCGACCTGCGTGCCTTCCCGTATAGTGCGCGTAAATACGGATACGACATGCAGGCCTATATCTACACCCGCTTGTTCGGTGTGCCGATTGAGAAGTTCATCTTCATTGCCATTGACAAGGGCTCGTTGGACATCGGAATCTACACCATCTCCCCCGACTTTTTGCAGTCAGGCAAGGAGAAACTGGATGAGGCAATCGCTTTGTACAAGGAGTTTTTCATGGGGGTTGAGGAACCCGAGCTGGACAATTACACCATTGTAGGTCAACTTTGATAATAAAAAAATGGAAGGAAAATTCGTAAAGAATAAAAAGTACTATAGTGGGGTGGTTTACGAGTGGAATCTGCCGACTGGATCAACTTGCCCATTTGCATTGGAGTGCAAGGTTACGGTTGACCGAACCACTGGAAAATTTGACGTAAAGAAAGGGCAGTACCGATGTTACGCTGCGTCACCAGAAAGATTCCCTGCGGTTCGTGAGCATCGTTGGAGAAATTTTGACCTGGTCAAAAGTGGAATAGCCCCCAAAATCCCAAAAGATTGCAAGGCAATTCGCATTCATGCAGCTGGTGACTTCTTTAACCAGGCCTATTTTGACATGTGGATCGCCCTTGCAAATGAAAATCCAGACGTTGAAATGTGGGCGTATACCAAATCTTTGCAGTATTGGGTGAATCGGATTAATGACATTCCAAAAAACCTAACGCTTACGGCAAGTTACGGAGGCAGGCAGGACGAATTGATTGAAAAGCATGGCCTAAAAAATGTAAAGGTTTACGCATCGCAGGATCTCGTACCAGCCGATAGGCCGATTGATAACAACGACGACTGGGCTAGGAAGCCGAATGTATCTTTTGCTTTGCTTGATAATATGAAGGTCTCAAAAAAATCAGCACTAAAATGAAAGCAACGCTAGAATACAACTTGCCAGAGGATCAGATAGAGTTTGACCTGGCAACAAAAGGCCACCGAATGCACTCCGTCCTTTGGGAATTGGATCAATGGCTGCGCAGCAATACCAAATACTCCCACGATGGAATGCATGAGGAGGAGATCAAGGCGTACTATTCCTGCCGTGATCGCCTGCGTGAGCTGATGACGGACAACAATTTGAACTTTGATTGATGGCGTGCGAACCTAGCAAGGCAATCTGGATGATTGATGCCGTGATCAGTTACAAGAAAGCCAGAAAATCCCAGACAAAAAAGATATGGTTCAGCAGCCGCTGGCAGGAAATCGCTTGCGTACGTGCAGACCAGGAGGCGATGCAACAAATAATTGACCGCTACGGATTGCAAGCAGCCACCGAATTGAAGCTAGATAAAATAACGGGAGCGGTCTACCTTGGCGAGCGATATGAAGAAGCACACTAAAATATACTTTCAAGCCATGGGCATCAGCCCCGTGGAGTTCGTGCCTTGTGAGGTATGCGGAAGCCGTGCCGTTGACATTCACCACATCAACCCCAGGGGCATGGGTGGAAGCAAGAGCCGAGATACAATAGAAAACCTCATGGCACTGTGCAGACCCTGCCACCATGAGGCGGACTTCGGAACCAAATTAACCAAAGAGCATCTAAATGAAATCCACCAACACCACCTATCACGGGTTCACCCTTGATGCAGTCATAAACGGCTATTATATTATGAGGATCAACGTGGACATGGCAGGCGTCATGATTCACCACTACGAGGTGTACCGAAGGCACGGGCGCAACTTCTTTCTGGAGTTCCAGAGCAACGAGATAAACGATGACGCATTCAACGAGTGCGTGAATTTTGTACGCACAAAATGATACACATAATTACCCCTTGCTCCCGTCCCGAGAACCTGGAGTTTTTGCGTGAGAGCATTCCAGCGGAGTGCAAATGGCTTGTAATGCTGGACTATTCGACCCGAAAGAGTAACATCCCAAAAGGAATAAATGTAATGCGTTCCAACTTTGGTGGTGCGTGGGGTGCGCCATTGCGAAACGCGGCGATTGACTACCTGCAAATAAGCGCAAGCCATAACGACTACGTTTATTTCCTGGACGATGACAACATCATCCACCCCGATTGGTACCAAGCGGTGAAGGATTGCAACGAGGACTTTGTGAACTGGGCGCAGGTATACCGAAATAGGGAACCACGCCTGCGGGCAACCGAATCCCCACGGGTCGGAAACATTGATACGGCCTCCTTCATGGTGAAGGTCGGAGCCATTGGCAAGAGCCGATTCCAAATGCTATATGAGGCAGACGGGCTATTTGCCCAGGAGGTGTACAAAAAAGGCACAACGCGTGTAATCAATGACTACCTTTGTTATTATAACTACTTGAGATGAAATACGTTCCTATCTCCCAGGTCATTCCAAACAAGACCAACCCCCGATACATCAAGGATGATAAGTTCAAGAAGCTAGTTCAAAGCATCAAGGACTTCCCTCAAATGCTAGAGCTGCGCCCTATCGTTGTCGATAGCGAGATGGTGGTACTGGGTGGTAACATGCGACTAAAGGCATGCCAGGCAGCAGGACTTACCGAGGTACCTATTTTAATTGCAGACCAGTTAACCCCAGAGCAACAGGCGGAGTTCATAATCAAAGACAACGTTGGCTTCGGTGAGTGGGACTGGGACATCCTTGCAAACGAATGGGATGCTACTTCAATTACCGACTGGGGATTGGATATTGGTGGATTTAGCTTGAAGGCGGAGGAGTTTGGAGAGGAGTTTTCACTACCCGATGGGGACAAATCACCCTTCCAACAAATGACCTTCACCCTTGCGGATGAGCAGGCAGAGCAGATAAAGAACGCTATTGCGGATATAAAAGCAACAGACTACTACAAATACTGCGAAACCTTTGCTAATGAGAACTCAAATGGAAATGCACTCTACTTAATCATTATGCAATGGGCAGAGCAAAGGAAATAATCGTTAAGGTAATCCCAGCAAAGATTGCTCACGAGTTCGTAAAGAAGCACCATTACTCTGGAAAAATAGTTCCAAACAGTACGCTGCACTTTGGCGCATTCCTTGATGATAAGCTGCACGGTGTTTTGAGTTATGGCAATCCGATGGACAAAAGAAGAGTAATGCCATTGGTAACTCCTTCTCTATGGAACGAAATGCTGGAGCTTAACAGAATGGCCTTTGATGATTATTTGCCAAAGTATAGTGAGAGCAGATGCATTGCAATCAGCATACGACTTCTGAAAAAGAATGCTCCCCACATTAAATGGATTCTTTCATATTCTGACGGAACTCAATGCGGAGATGGTACAATATATCGTGCAAGCGGTTTCGTTCTAACTGGAATCAAGGAAAATAAAACTATATTAAATTGGAACGGTAAAATAATAGCGGATAAAACCCTAAACACTTCAACCTATAAAAAACTTGGATTCAGTGCCTCGGCTGCAAAAAGAGACGGGGCTACGCCATTGAACGGTTATCAGTTAAGATATATTTACTTAATTGATAAGAGCTGCAAAATAAACGCAAGCATCATTCCATTTGATAAAATAGACGAGCTTGGAGCTGGCATGTACAAAGGAAAAAAAATAACCCTCCAAGAAAGGAGGGCTACTTTGAGCGAGGAGGTCGATTCGAACGCCACTTCTTGATTGGAATACCAAGCGTGCAACCATTACACTTCCCCCGCATGTGAAACAAATGTAAAACAAAGATGTGATATGACCAAAACTGACATTACTAAAAAGGCGATGATCGAGGCACTTGAGAAATCCCTCGGCATCGTGACTTCGGCATGCAAATCGGTTGACATCTCACGTGAGACGCATTACCGATGGTTGCGGGAGGATGCGGACTACAAAGCAGCAGTCGATTCAATCGGAGAGCTGACCATTGACTTCGTGGAAAGCCAACTGCACAAGCAGATCAAGGAGGGCAATTCCACCGCCACCATCTTCTTTTTGAAAACCAAAGCCAAGAAGCGGGGTTACGTGGAGCGGACGGAGTTGGACATCTCAACGAGCAAGCAATTTGAGGTAGAAGTCATTGACACGGATCAGGACGAATAAGGTATTCAAGCACCTGCTCAAAAGCGATAAGCGCATAACAGTTGAGCAAGGGGGAACTCGGAGCGGGAAAACGTACAACATCCTGCTGTGGGTTATCTTTCATTATTGCGCCACCAATTCGGGCAAGGTGGTGACCATCTGCCGTAAGACCTTCCCGTCCCTGCGTGCCTCCGTGATGCGGGACTTCCTGGAGATATTGCGGGAGCATGATTTGTACCGAGAGGAGCATCACAACATGTCCAGCCACGAGTACCACCTAAACGGCAACATGATTGAGTTTATTTCGCTTGACCAACCGCAAAAGATACGGGGGCGAAAGCGCAACATGCTCTACATCAATGAGGCAAACGAGTTGTTTTACGAGGACTGGCAGCAGCTCATTTTCCGTACCGATGGCAAGATCGTGTTGGACTACAACCCCTCCGACACCTTCCATTGGATTTACGACCGAGTAATCCCACGAGAGGACTGCGACTTCTACCAAACCACCTACCTAGACAATCCCTTCCT